TCCTATGGATATTGTGTTAGTCAAAAAGAATTCTAAGAGAGTTGTAGAAGGAACTATAAAAGAAATTACAAACATTGATGGTATGAGTAAGGATGCAAAACTTACTCTACTCAATGCATATATGCGTGAGGCATTGAACTCTAAAATTTTAATTGGAGTATCACTTAAGGCAATTGCACCAAAGAAAAAGATTGCTAGTGCAGAAGTTGCAAACGCAGGTAAAACAACTGGTCAACCAGTTAGAGTTGATGTTGTACCAAATTCATTAAAGTGTACTCTAACATTAGGAAAGAAAAAACAGTTTCTTTTTGATACAGGTGAACTTGGATTTGATATGCAGACCACAAAAGGTGGTAAAATCCATGGTCAATCTAGAAACTTTCAGTATTCAAAAGAGAGAAACTTAGTACAGACAGACTTGACACCTAAAGGTAAAGACGCTGGTGCTAAACTTGGTAAGGTTTCTAGTGTTGCTTTAGATAAATTTTTAGGTGATCTAAATTTAAACCGCCCAACTTCTGCGGCAAAGCATAATCATATTCCACCCGTAGGAAAGTGGACCGATAGAGATAAAAAGTATTGGGTTGATTTATATAAGAAGTTAAATGCATCTCGTATGGTTGATTTTGGCGAGGTTGCTGTGTATGAAAACAGTAGAAAGATTGCTGAAGGTATTGAAGCAGTTCTAGATTACGCTATTCAGTATGAAACTGACAAGGCAGATAGAAGTTCTGGAGGTAGATTCTCTTCTAAGTTGATTGCTATGGAATGGGCACACATTTGGCATCAAATTCATATGAAAAAGAAAATGTCAGAATGGTGTACTGCGCTATACTATGGTGCTAAGAAAGAGTTTGGTGATTCCAACGGACCTTTCTTGAAGATCTACTGACACCTTACAAACTGTCCACTCCCATGTGTGATTCGACCTTGATGTGCTATAATAATGGTATAGACACAGAGGAAACCTTGCCCAACAAACACCTAGAGCACCTTGAGGATCTCATCTTCACTGGTCGCAAGGAAGCGTTGACTGCAGTTTGGTCTGCCCTAAACAAACCAGAATTGTCCGTCAAGTGGGATGGTGCTCCTGCTATTGTGTTTGGTACTAATCCTGCTAATGGCAAATTTTTCGTCGGAACCAAATCCGTTTTCAATAAAGTCAAGGTCAAGATCTGTTATACTCAGGAAGATATTGACCAATATTACAGCGGCTACGTTGCGGACATTCTCCGTCTATGCTTGCGTAATATTCCTCATATCTCTGGAATTGTCCAAGGGGACTTCATTGGTGTCGGCGGTGGTTCTGTTTACCGTCCTAATACTATTGAGTATCGGTTCGCTTCCAAGACTCGTCATGACGTTATCATTGCTCCACATACTTCTTACACAGAAGTATCTCCGTATGCTAATGCTCGCATTGGGGTTAGCTTGGTCTCTGCGCTTGGCGCTATGTTTCTAGACAAGACACATGCTAACGCTCGTGTCAGCAAAACACCTCTCTTCAACATGATTAGTTTTGCTTCTAGACTGGCAAGGTGTAAGATTCCTAGTGCAAAAGCACGTCCTCATATTTGTAAGCACGTCAATCAATTCATCCGTAATGGGTGGCAAATGACTCCAGAACTTTTGTACACTACGTTACCTGCTAAAGTGTGGCACATGATCTTCCAGTTGAAACAACAATTGCTTGATAACATAACTGTTGATGGTTCTGTGAAATGTTACATCAAGGGTGAACAATCCCAACATGAGGGATTTGTTACTGTTTCTGAAAACCCCTACAAAATTGTAGACAGACTGACATTTAGTAAAGCAAACTTCAATCTAGATAAAAATTGGACGAATGAAAAAATTTAGTGCTTTCCTATCTGAAGCCGAAAGATCTTTCGCAGCGAAATCTGCAGAGAAATTAAAACTTAAGCATATAGGTTACGGACGTTATGCAGATCCGAGAGGTAACGTCACCCATATGTCTAAGGATGGAAAACTAGTACCTATTACACAAGATGACCAAAGACCCCAACAATCCGCAGGAGGAGAAGAAACTGCAAATGGCGAGGGTCAGGTCGATCAAGGCGCAATATCTATTACATTTGGAAGATTTAATCCACCTACTATTGGGCACGAGAAGCTTCTAGCAAAAGTAGCACAAGAGGCAAAATCCAGTGGAGGAGAGTATAGAATATACCCCTCAAGGTCGGAGGATCCTAAAAAGAATCCCCTCGACGCAGGGACTAAAATTAAATTTATGCGGCAATCTTATCCCGATCACGCGAATGCGATTGTTGATAATGATGACATGCGTACCATTTTTGACGTTCTTACCGCCCTCGATGCTGACGGGTATAGCAACGTTAATATTGTGGTGGGAGGTGACAGGGTTAGCGAGTTCAATAGTCTCGCAACGAAATACAATGGGGACTTATACACATTTGACGAAATCAAAGTGGTAAGTGCAGGTGGTCGTGATCCTGATGCTGAAGGTGTAGAGGGAATGTCTGCATCTAAACTTCGTAAAGCAGCATTAGAAGGTGACGAAGATACATTTTATAAAGGCATCAGTAAATCGCTTTCCAAGAAAGACAGAGAAGCGTTATTCTTAACTCTTCGTCAGTCTATGCAAGTCAAAGAAGAACTAGAGGATTTCGCAGAAGCATCATACTACCTGTATGAGATTGCTCCTAAGTTAGATTCTCAAGGTCTGAGGGAAGCATATTTTGACGGTCAAATTTTCAAACAGGGGACCTTCGTTGAAAACCTTAACACAGGGATCATTAGTAAGATTGTTAGTTGCGGTAGCAATTACGTCATCTCTATTGATGAGCATGATAATCTATTTCGGTCTTGGTTAAAAGACTTGGTAGAAAGAAACGATATCAAGTATTTTAATTTCACCCCTGCTGGTGAAATGGGTACTGATGAACTAGCAAACTATATGCGTAAACTTACTCCTGGTGAGTTCATTCGCAAGATAAATAAAAAGGACAAGGTTACTAAGTAAGATGAATCTAAACGAATTACCTGATATGTCTGATGCACTCAGACAGGTTTATGAAAAGAAGAAACTTGACCCCGTTGGGAAAGAAGACGGCGACGTTGATAATGACGGCGACAAAGATTCATCTGACAAGTATCTTTTGAATCGTCGTAAAGCAATCAGCAAGGCGATTAAGAAAGAAGAAGTTGAAGTAGAAGAAGGTTATAAGGGTAAGCACGGTCAGTCTGACAAAGAGTATGCTGCTTCTCGCTCTCAGGGCGGTAAGATGATCTCTGGCGATGACAAGATGAGTGGTGCTGAATACACCCACGGTCGCAGAGTCAAGGCAGCAAACCCTGGTATGCAACCTGATGTAGGTGGCAAGACCAAACCTAAGTCCCAAGGTAAGATGGACAAAGGCACCCGTGCGGACTTGATGTATCGTAAGGCAAACCTCAAGAAAGAGGAAGTTGAGACAGTTGATGAAGCAGTCTATGGGGGTACTCCAAAAAAGACTGAAGATAAGCGCATGACTGTCACTAATGCTGACAAGAAAGCAAACACTCCTGCCTATCAAAAATTTAAAGCAGGTGATAAGCGGTACAAAGCTGCTGATCACATGAAAGAACATCATCAGAAAGATGAGAACGGGAACACCATTCCTCATCCTATTAAGGAAGCATTCTACTTCAGCGATGAAGAGATTGCAGATATGGTAGAAATTGATGAAGCAACAGATCAGGAACTGATTGATTTCTTCGTTGAAGCGATTGAAGAACTCGCTGTTGACGAGGAAGATCTTCTTGAAATCTGTGAGCACCTTGAAGGTGTTGAAGTTATCACTGAGGTAAGCGACAAGTATTACGATTCTGCTGTTAAATCTTCAAAGGCAGCAGCAAAGAAAGCAGGTCCTTCTCGTGTTGAGCGTATGAAGTCTGCCGCTAAGAAGGCAGGTTCTATGGTTAAGGCAGGTGTTAAGTCTGCTGGTAAGAAAGCAGCACAAACTGCTGGTAAAGTTGCTGGTGAGTTCTCTGCTGCTAAGGCAAAGCAGAAAGCAAAAGCAATGGCACGTCCTGAGAAGAAGGAAGCACCTAAGTCATCCTCTAGCGATGATGATGGTACAGGTGGTAAGTTAGATTCACTGTTGGCAAAAACCAGAGGCACTTCCAGCAGCGATTCCTCCTCTGGTGGTGGCGGGAGTGCTCCTAAGAAGAAAGGTATTCTCAGGAGAATCGGTGGCGCAATCAAGCGTGGTCTTAAGAAAGCAATCGGCAAGACTTCTCGTGTAGTATCCAAAGGCAGCGATAAACTCGCCAAGCGTATGGGTGAAGAGTATGATAGAATTGCACATCTCCACGAGTCTGGATTGTTCACCATTCAAGAGATTGAATCTATCATCGAAGAAGGTTACAAACCCATCGACAAGAAAAAAGAAACTGCAATGTATCGTAGAGCAGGTAACCTGAGTCGCGATGCACTTAGCAAAGGACTGTCTACTAAGGCAGGTTCCAAAGCACAGGATAAGTCTGGCAAGATCGTAAGCGCAATCTCTTCTCAGAAGGAGCGTGAGCGTTTTAGTAAGATGGCAGACATCAAGGCTCGTTCCAACTACGGCGGTTGATTATGTTATCATTTAAAGAACTACAAGAAAAGAAAACCAAAGTCATTATAAATCCTAAAAAGGATCAAGTAATGGAGGGTTCTTGCGGCGACAAAGACATGAAAAAGAATCACGGTGAAGACTGTGATTGTATGAAGTGTGATAAGAAACGCCGTAAAGAAGAACTCGGTGATGAAACAACAGTATCTACGGAGGAAACCGCCTATGTCAGTCAAGAAGAAGTCACAGAAGAAAGCAATAAAGAAAGCGATTCTGAGACGAAACTCTTGACCTTCAATCAATATAATGAAGAGTCGATTAATGAGGCAACTCGCCTCAAGAAAGAGAAAGGTTATGACAAGGGTGGCACTAGGAAACCTACTGGTGGCAAACCAACTGCCATGGATATTGTGAGAGCATCCATCGAAAAGAAATACGGTAAAGGTGCTATCATGGGTAGCGGTGGTAGTAGACAAAAGAAAAAGGAGAAGGGTGCTAAGTCTGATGCTGGTACTGGAAAGTATAAGAAGATGTCAGACAATAGAAAAGCAGCAGATGCTAAAGCAAAGAAAGCAGGTTTCAAAGACAGACAATCTTATGCTGATACCATGGCTCGCTATGGTGGTGAGGACAACTATAGAAAAGGTCGTGGTTTAGGATCATGAACGAAGAACTCGCTCACCTGAAGAAAGAAAAAGAACATAAAGAACGTGACGCTCGCATGAAATATGGTAAGCGTTACAAAGATGTTCTTAAAAAGCAAAAGGAAGCAAAGGATAGACTTCATCATGACACCAGAACCAAAGGTGTTCGTTTCTATGATAAGAAAGGTTCTGGTTACATGAAAGGTGGAGTGAAAAAATATGATTGAGCCTATATAGGATAGACCCCTTTATAGGCAAAAATTATGTTAGTATCTTTCCTTCTTCCATTTGCGAAAAAAATTGTAGCAGATGCTGTTGCCAAGATTCCTGATGATGCAGAACTCGGTGAAAAACTGATTGATATCTGTATCTTGGTTCTTGAGAAAGCAGTCAAACTTACAAAGACAACTGCTGATGATAAACTGCTCGAAGCAGTGAAGGCAGCACTTGTCACTAGAGAAGGAGAATAATTTAAGGGGCGTAAGCCCCTTTTTTTATAAATAAATATACGGAATTCAACGTCGGAGAAACAATGTCTTTATACGGAAGAGTTGACTCCACTGCTAACCAGACCGCTGTCGGTCTTACTATTGGTAACAGCGGTGGGTCTGTAACAAAAACAATCGTCTTTTGTGACGAAACAGAAGCAGCGTTAGCAGCAAACAAAGGTCGTGGTATCACAGCACCTGGTTGGTGGGCATATCACACATATACAGATTCTTCTGGCGCAACTCG